CATCTTTCCGGTTCTTGGCCATAATAGGCCGTCCGGTTGACAGTTTAAGGACTTATGGCAACGGTTGTTGCCGCATCCACATCCCAAAGGGTCGGGATAATCGTGGATATGTACGCCCTGCAAAGCCGTTGAAAAACTGGGATAGTTCCAGCCTTTTCCCCTCTGGTGCTTTGATAGGCTTCGTCATGTATGCCACTTTGGCAGCATACCTGATTGTTTGTTCGAACTCCGTTGGTTCCGCCCAATCTAACGTGTAACGCGATCCCAATCCGTGAGCGGATTGTAACCATGGAAGATTCCCATGCGTAAGTTCCGATCGATCAAGTAGTTCGGACTTCTCCCACAGCCTGTCTTTGGTTTCCGGTATGAAACCACTCCAGCTGTCTTCGTCAGCGATGAGGATGGAATGATTGTGAACATTCCACCAACCCGCTTGCTCGTTGAAAGTGAACTCGACATTGTGGCACCCTGCGTGCACCCCATTATGGGCCAATGCGTAATTTAGACCACGCATAGATTTTGCACCACTGAGACCATAGAGATTGGTTCTCTTCGTCATGTAACCATACTGGTCCCTGAGACTCTTGTGCCGTATGCCACTACTGTGATGTTGTCCAGGCAACGTAGTGGTAAGGACTCCAACCTTCAGTTTGGTACCTGCATCCTCCGCCACCTCGATTTCGCTCTTCAGACGATTGTTCAATCGCCACGCCCTCTTCGATGCTCTTCGCTGTTCGCACTTCGGACACATAGTGTACCTCGCACACAGACTCGTATCATACCGATCCCTTGCACTACCGAGGCAGCCTTCGTGTGCAAATTGAATCGGATCTGCTATTTTCCAACTCATTGAGCCCACCCGATCGTGATGGTCTCTCTAAATTTCGTTGAATCATTCCACCAACATTCGGGACAGACCCAAATTTTCTTTTCGTTGTGGAATTCTTGCCTCATTTCGCCGCCGCACCAGCACACTGGTTTCTTCTGCTCCATGATGCTTTGACCCTGCTCGACACTATGTTATATTTTCGCAGGTTCTGTATATTAACAAGGGTTTCGATGAATCAAAACTTCCGCCCACGGGCGCCAGTCAATAGCAAGGCTCTCATGGCATCTGCCACGGCCCTTGCTTTCCATGCAGGATTATAGCCGAGTCTGAGTAAGTTCTCAGCTCGACGCAATAGTTTGCGATCAGCAGCTCGATATGCTGCAGGGTTTCCCCGACCAGTGTTCGGACCTCGGGTCTCGGTGACTAGATCATGTTGTAGACATGCTCTGTCCAACGCATCCATAGGCTGCACACCTTGGCGTAAACGCTTTCTTACGTTCGTACCGGGACCACAGAAATTCATGCCAGGCATGTGCATTTCTTTGCGATCGTAAGGTGCAACGTACCTTGGGGGGGTACGGCGCTGTCTGTGGGTACGGCTTCGCCGTGAAGATTGAGGTGCCATCAATCTACCCACTCCAAACCACATTGGTAACAACGAACATGATACATCACTTCGTTCCCCGTGAATTCAGGTAACACGAGTGAGACGTCTGATCGACGAGGCCGATAGCCGCATTTCTCACAATCGGACGGAATTCCATCCGGTAATTTAGCCATGATCAGCACATGCCTTGGCCATATGTGAATGCTTGTTCCAAGAATCCCATGCTGTGAAGTACGAACACACCCAAAAGGTATGACACGTTGTTTTCCTTCACGTGCTTCAGTACCGAGAGTACTTTGGCAGCCTGTTGAACAGATTCTGAAGTCTCTTGTTCCACGTTGATCACTCCAACATAGTTGGTGCGTGAACACCCTTGTAATCGCCTGCCTTAACAGTCCATTGGATATCCTCATTCACAACAGGTTGTGTATCGGGAGCCAAATGGTCGGCGAGTAGCACAATACCACATGGGGCAGTAAAATACCCCGTGGATAGTTTCTGTGCGTTCGATGACGCGTCGAGTGTCGCGATCTTCACCCATGTCTTAGCGGCGTTAACGCCAACTGCGTCATATGGAGGAGCGTTTCCTCTGTTTTGAAGATTCGTGCCCATGGCTTGCGAATCATCAGCCATAAGTGAATCATATGGCATATCTCCTGTAGTAGTAGTTGGTGACGCCTGTGCATTGCCAGCCTTATCATATTCCTCAAGGAGAGAATATTTCGATGCAGATCCACCGCCCCACGTGAAACTACGTGCAGCGCCTGAAGCATCTTCAACAAAGGTGGTAAGGAACTCACCAGCAACCAACTCGTCAGGAGTTTGGTTTTCTGAATATTGCATAGGATTGACAATTGTGACCCCAGCACCGCTGAGAACACGGAAATCTTCCCAACGAGCGATTGCTCCGTTCTTGAGACGATCCCGAGCTGCTTCTGAATTCTCTAGATACATATCGTATCCCATTTTCAGTGCACGCTCGACCATCCAACTGTCTGCGAGGACCCAGACGTCGATTGTCCTAGTCGCATCTGCATCCAAATCTAATTTGCATGAATAATAACGACTCTGCCGATATAGACGGCGATTGACTTTTGACAACAGTTGTTCAAATGCAATTTCTATTTTCGGTCCAATCGGATCGGGCGATTGTCTGAATAGTCTTCCTGTGCGCACTACAGGATAATGCGCATCTTTCCGGTTCTTGGCCATAATAGGCCGTCCGGTTGACAGTTTAAGGACTTATGGCAACGGTTGTTGCCGCATCCACATCCCAAAGGGTCGGGATA